TTACTGATTTAGTGCCTGGGGCATGGATGGGGCAAAACCTCCAAAATTTGCGTTGAGTATCGCCATCTGATTACTGTTGTTGTCAGTCATCCATTTTCCGTAAACGTTGTAAACCATTTGCGCTGACGTGTGGCCCATCTGTGAGGCAATGAAGTTTGGATTTGCTCCTGCACTTAATGCCCAACATGCGAAAGTGTGTCTTGATTCATATGCACGGCGATGGCGAATGCCGGTTCTCTTGAGCACATCATTCCACGTCGCGCCGAATGAACCAGGTGCATACCAGTCTCCACCTTTTCCATTCCTTGCAGTCAGCCGCGGAACAAATACGAAAGTACATGCATCTGTTCTGGTTCTGCCGAACTCTCTCAAATGCACTTCTATTTGATGCTGTTTGCCCATCCGGGTATAAGCCATCTGGCTTTTCAGAGCCTGTATTGCTGCGTCGGTGAGCACTATTTCCCGGTTTCCGCATTCTGTTTTAGGCGGGGTGAAATGTCCTTTAATGGCAATGTTGCGGCTTACAGTGATTGTCCATTTTTTCAGGTCTATATCTTCCCAAGCCAGCGCACTGATTTCTCCGTGACGTAGTCCAGTGTTAACGGCCAGTATCCACAGATTTTTTATTTGCTCTGATGGGCAAGCGTTAAGAAGTCGGAAATATTCTTCGTGGGTAAGTGGATCTGGTTCCGATCTACTCTTCCTGAGAGGATCAATGCCTTCGAATGGGTTTCTGTCGATATACCCATTTTGTTTAGCGAAAGAAAACATACCTCCAAGGCAGTTAAGGTAAACATTTACTGTTCTCACTGTCCGGCCTTTTTTGGCGGAGCGATTCTTCTGGTGTTTCCCACAAATCTGGAACCCTGTAAGCAACTCCTTTCTCACTACCAGGATCTGTTCCGTGTTAATACTGGAAAGCAATTTGTCTGGGCCCAGTAATTCGCAGCAAATTTTGATGTAAGACCGGTAACGGTTGAAGGCGTTAAGCGTAATTTCCATCCTCTTAAGCTCCAACCATCTTTTGGCGAGTTCGCCAACAGTAATCCCTGGGCGCGTCAGGCCAAATCGCCCAAGGTTTGAAGACTGCGGAAACTGCTCGACATAATTGAACGTGCCGATCTTGATGGCATAGCAAATGGTCGTTCTCAGTTCTCCTGCCATTCTCCTGTTTTTTGGGGTGTCAGGTATACCGAGATTTTCCCGAACCCTTACACCTTTATATATAAACCACAGGCGCAAACTACCCCCGTGATTTTCTACCCCGGTAGGATATTTCATGTGTTCTCCTTGTTGTGAATCACTGGGGTATTTAAACAGATTTCTGGCGCGGGATCGCCGGGCGCTGACGTTCAACCCAGTTGTCTATCTCTAAGCGATTGTAGAGGATAGGGGAGTTGTCCTTAGGCTGGCAGTCTCCGGAATAGTGCCGATACTCGCGACCTTCCATCCAGGATTTTTCGCGGGCCGATTTGATAGCGTTTTTGGTGAGTCCGGTGATCGTCATCAGCACTTCTTCCGAAACCCACTTGTTAGGAGTCAGCTGAATAACTTCGCGCATGGTGTTCTCCAGGCAAAAAGAACCCGGCACGTGGCCGGGTAAAAGGGATAATGGAGGCGGTGTTTTCGCACCCAATAGCCAGCTCATAACTGGCTATAAGTTGCGTTAGTCATCTTCATCTTCATCTTCTTCCCAGTCCTCGTCGTAATAAGGAGAGGCCAGAAGAGGGTTGGTCGCGGAAAGAAGCTCAGCTGCTGCGCCTTGGCGCTGAAGTCGGCGAAGTGCCTCGTATAGCTCGAATGCTTCAGTGCGCTCGTCACCAATATCGAGGGCACACGCTACTTTGTGCGCCTCTGATACAAGATCGGCTAACTTGTTGTGTACGTCTTGCAAGGAATGCATGTCACTTACCTCTCTGCTTCATAATCAGCTCTAAGTCTGCCTGACATTCCGCGCATGTCTGGCAGCCAGGAACGGCAGCGCGCCGCGGCGCCGGAATACTCTCTCCGCATTCACTACAATGCTCAGCTGATACGGCGTTGTGGTTTATCCGGTGCGCTGCGATCGCCATGTCGATTCGCTGCTGCGCAAGCTCGTTGGCTTGATCGATGATTTCTGCTGTCATGCGGCACGCTCCTGTTTTTCATTTTCCACAGAGCAAAGAGAATGCTGTTGCCGCCACTCGCGGAACCTGTCCATTGCCAAGGGCTTTAATTCGGTCCACCCGATGGGCCAACCCATGAACCACTCGACCCATTCCGGGTTCAGTTGTCCATCCTGTCGTGGCTGCGACCCATCCGGCAACGGACGCATCTTTATCGCACTCGGCAAGTCTGGTGTTCTGCGCAGCCGCTCGCTTGGACAGTCTCCGCGTATCGTTGCCTTCGCTGTAGGCCACAATCCACATCCTGTCTCTTTCATGGGGCGCTCCACAGTTCGATGCCGAAAGACGAAACCACTCGCAGCCATACCCCATTTCGGCAAGGTCACTGATGACCACGGCAAGACCTTTTCCCCTGAGTCGTGGAGAGTTTTCCACGAAGACGAATTTAGGTCGTACCTCACTGACGATTCGCGCCATTTCAGACCACAGTCCTGAGCGTCTGCCATCAATGCCGGCACCGTGACCATTTGCGCTGATGTCTTGGCACGGAAACCCGCCAGAAACGATGTCAATAATTCCTCTCCATGGTTTCCCGTCAAAACTGCACACGTTAGACCAAATCGGGAAAGGCTTGAGAATTCCATCATTTTGTCGTTGCGCGAGAACTTGTGCGGCGTAGGCATCACGTTCAACTGCGCAAACTGTTCTCCAACCAAGGAGGTTTCCGCCAAGTATTCCTCCGCCAGCGCCTGCGAAAAGAGCCAACTCATTCATGCCACCTCCGTTTTCATAACGTCGATTGCGCAACCGGGGATCAGCTCAACGGAAGCGGTGGCGCACTGGTTTCCCCAGTGACTCCAGCCTGGCGCCGCGCTGCGGCTAAATAGCTCAATGCGTGGTACGTCGCCGTAAAGTAGTTCCAGCCGGTGGCGCACTTCCCACGGCTTTTCACTGTGTGCGCCGAGCGGGCTGTAGACTACCTGCTTAATGCCTGCATGCTTGCGTTCCAGCCCGGCGCCGCGGGTGGCAATCAGCACGTCTTCCGTGTTGGCGCGGGTGTGGTTGCCACCGTTCATGCGCGTCTCGGCATTCAGCAGGTCGAGGAAGTCGTAAAAATTGGCGACGTCTCCCTCTGCCAGAGCCTTGGTAATGCGCAGCTCGGCCAGCTGATTCAACTTCACCCAGGTGAAGCCTTTCATCGTGCGTACCGTAAAGCCCCAGGCCTCGGCCAGCTCGATCGCCTCCTGGTTATGGGTGCCGGTGTACCACATCGCCAGCACGGCGTTTTCCGCTGCGAGCTCCCATACAGGGAGCCGTTTCATATCGATGAGTTTCATTGTGGAGTAGTGGTCAACAGCAGCACCGTTGCTAATGGTGTTGCCATATGACCAGGGCGGGTCTGCATAAATTAGGGAGTATGGATTGTTCATTGCATGCCTCTTCTCATTCCCTGCGTTTCAGTAGGGGGGAGGCGCACCGCGCCAACCCTGATATCACCCTGAGCGTGCTTCATGCTCGACCGCCGTCAAAAGGGAATGTCGTCGTCGAAGTCCGGCGGATTCTGGATGTTCTGAGCATGCTGACTGGCAGCTTGCTGCAACCGAGAATGAGGTACTGCGTTAGGGTTTTGCGCATAAGGGTTAGCGCCAGCCTGCTGGCGACCGCCACCGGAAAACTGAGGATTACCCTGGACGCGATCGTCTTTATCTTTCATCGACTTCTCCAGGGCAGCGATAGCGGTTGCCGCTTCGTTTTCGCTGTATTCGGCATAAGTGCGACGGGAACCAGGCTGGAAAACGTGGCGGACTTCGAATTTATAGCCGTCAGTTCCATCGCCTTTGGTGTACAGGACTTTCTGCAGGAATAGGCCAACTTTCTTTCCAACCAGCGCCGGGCAATGCCACTCAACACCATTTTCGTTTTGCACCTGTTCTGGCTGAGCGCTTTTTACCTGGGCGGCCCAGAGAAGGGCAGAGATCAACCCCATGCCGAAAGTTTGCTGACCATCTTTCCCGATGTAGTTGATGCGCAGATAGTTGGCTTTGGCGCCGTCACTGTCGAGGCTCAACTCAAGCGCCTGTGACTGACTGCCATCCTTACCGAAGGTATAAATGGCTGAGGTGATAAATCCCTCATAAGCGCCAGTTTCGCTAATTCCGCCAGTAGCGCCTGCTTTCTTAGCCATAGAAGCAGCTTCGGTGTTCCATACAAAAGACATTGGTTGGTTCATGGTGGTGATTCCTTATAATTCGGTCATAAATTCGGTGATAGCGACGTCAACGGCTTTCAGGTCGTTATCCATTTCAGTTAGTCCAGGGAATAGGTCCGGCGGCGCTTTTGCGGTGTCGTTGTCGTCACCCTTAATCAAAAAAACGTGCTTCCCGTCTTTCTTGATGGCCCTCAGAACGATGGAGAAATAACCCTCAGGCGTAAGCTTTTCATTCAGCATTTTGCCGGTGGTTTTCATCCGGATTTTCCCGTCCGACTCTTCGGTGTGGGCCAAGAAGTAAACCCGAAAGTCATCCGGAAGCCGGGTGGCAGCCATGATGATTTGCCACACGTGATCGGCCATTTCCGTATACTTCTGATACCCGGTCTGGTATGCGCGCATCATGTTTTCGTGCTGCATGACGACCTGGAAATCGTCGATAACAAGTACGCGCCTGGTCTTCGAAAGCACCATGCGGTTGATGGAGTCCAGCACCGCATCCCAGGCATCAAAACGGATGATGTTTCCGCGCTGAACAGAGCCATCCGGTAACTCTTTCCCGTTCAGCTTCCATCCGGTAGCGCGGTACGGGAGCATCTTCGGGATGCATTGCAGCAGGATCACTTCGTCAGGCGTGAAGTTGCGCAGGCTGTATGACTTGCCGGCGCCGCTGTCGCCCAGGATGAGTACAGGCGTTCCCATATCAGGCTCCTTTCAACCAGTGCTTGATGGTAAACAGGATGTCTTCGTCATCGCTGTTGCTGGATAGCCAGCGGAGATAGCCAGGGTCCAATTTGGCTATTTCTTCGAAAGCCAGACCTTTGTGCTTACCAAAGCGGATCGCCTTCATCAGTGACGGGCTGTTTGAGATGGTTCGCATCTCTCCCATAGTCCATTTGGCAAGCCGTCCCATATAAAGGAGCAACTCAGCGGTGATATAGCAGTCATAAAGTGCACGGTGCGCATACAATCCCTCGGGGAGGTATGGCTTCAAACCAAGTCGATAACGCATGTACTGGTTACCGTGGCTTTCAAATTCAGGATATTGGGTACGAGCAAGCTTTAAAGTGCATATCCATGGTGCGTCAATTTGGGGAAGTTTGGATTTATCGAATTTCGCGTTGTGGGCAACATATGCATCTGCACCAAGATACCGGCCAATTACTTCGCTAATCAGTGGAGCGTCAGCGACCATTTCTTCTGTGATGTGGTGGATAGCCATAGCCTCGAAGCTGATCTCTTCAGAAGGCTTTACAAAGTCGCTCATTGGGTTGCAAATAACACCATCGACAATATCTACGCTGGCTATCTCTAGGACGCTGCCTTCAAGACTGGTTGTTTCGGTATCAATTACGCGCAACATCATTCATCTCCGTGTTTGCGTCGGTTACTGCGTCATACTCGGCCAGTTGACTGGCCGCGTTTTCGAGATCTTCTGGCTGGAGTCCATAGGCAATAATCACCATGGCCAGCGCCAGCATTCCGTCTTGTTGGCTTATTACCATTTGGTTCTCCGTCCGCTTGGCTGACGCCCAGGGTGCTTGATGAAATATTTCTGAGCGCAACCTTTGTCGTCACAGAAATGAGCCTGACGTGTAGTCATGTAATTAGTGATTGTCCGAACAACACAATCTTCCGGAAGACGCAGCGCAAAGCAGTTTTCGCATTGAACTGCGTTAAGGTGCTCTGTAGCTGTTGAGAGGAAGATCTTTTCTTCGAAACTACCAGGGATGCCGCAAGAATCGACGTAATCAACCATGTTCTGAGTGATACCCGATGCGTTGGTAAATGACCCTCGCCCAACATATTTAACGATATGGCCGCCCATTTTCAGCCGAGTACCTTCGGGAAGAACAGCGAGGCGATCAGCGGTTAAACGTGGTAATGCTTGCATGATGAACTCCTAGAAAAGGGTGTAGATATCCCGGCGCCTTAAAGGCCGCCCGTACGATTTAGATTGGATAATGTTTAATTGCTTAAGCCGTTTCCGCGTCCATCGAGGTAGATCTCGATAAGCAGGGCTTTGGTGTAGGTACGTTCGCAGCCGCGGTGAAGATACAACTTGCCGCGTTTGTGAGCTGATGCCGTCCAGGTGCCGTCGCGATGCTTAACCAGCATGCCAGGCTGAACGGCGCCGCGGTTAACGGTCTGGGTACCGTAGTGCTGACTAATCATGGAAGACCTCCATCACAAACAAGGCAATCAGCAGGTATATGGCTATCAAGCCAATGCAGATGCGGGTCAGGTTTCGCCAGCACCGCCGCGACATACCGCAACGACCATCATCAAATTCATCGTGATTCATATCACCCTCGTTGCCTTATCGCCGGCCAGCGGAACAAGAAAGACTTCTGCGCTTAATCTCTGGCGGTGGATGGCCGCCGGTTGTCATAACTAAGCCGCCTCGATGAAGCGACTGAGGTATGAAAGTCGTTTGAATACGCACCATTGCCGCTCTCCCTGAGCCCGCCGGGCGCCCGACGCATGGTTTACTGTCGCGCCGTTCGACTGACCGAATCTCCACTTAACCTCTGGCTAACTTCGCTCAGTTGTCGGTGTTTCGTTTCGATGGAGTGAATTTAGCGTTATGCTAAATTAATATCAATAGCAAAATGCTAAATTATTCATCGGTTGGATTTAGCGTATTGATTAATAAGCGATTAAAAATTTACTGGGCAGGAATTTAGGGTGTAAAAAAGCCCGCACAATGGCGGGCTTGATAGGTATTGTGTCAGGCTATGGAATGTTCAGTATCTTGGCATCAACCACTACACCGATAATTTTACAGTTGCCATTAACCTCTATCATTGGGTAAGCGGGGTTAAGAGGCTTAAGGAAGCGCCTGCCTGCATCGATTACAAGCTTCTTAAAGGTTGCTTCGTTATCGCCTTCCAGCTTTGCAACAACCAGCTTCCCGTTGCGAGGTTCCACTTCAGGATCCACTAGGATAGCCGCTCCCTCAGGAATGCTCAGGCCTGCAGGGGAGGTCATGGAGTCTCCTTTGACGTCCAGCCAGAATGAATCTTCCGAACAGATAACGGTCGTGTCATACCAGCGATCAATCGCTCTTCGATGATAAGGTTCTACAGCTTCCATCCATTGCCCCGCGCTTACCCAGCTTATTACCGGATAACTTCCTTTTGTATCGTTCAGTCCTCGAAATGCAACGTTCGAAGGTTCTTCATTAGAGTGTAAAACATCCATCCAGCCAAAAGGCAGATCAAGAGCGGTTTCAATTTTACGAGCCATCTTATCGCCAATATTGCGATGAGGGGTCGGTCCCAGGAGCTGGCTAAGGGCAGCCGGACTTGTCTCGATGAGTTCGGCGAACTGCGCCTTGGTCATTCCAGACTCGTGCTGGCGCTTCTCATACAGCGCTTCCAGGTTGGCTTTTCTGATTTCTTTATTTTCCATCCCTGCATTGTTACTGCTTTTAGCAAATCGATAAATGTGCAAATTGCTAAATGTTGCTTGCGTAGTATTTAGCATAACGCTAAACTCCAAATCAAACGACTCACCCGGAGACACCAATGAGCACTGAACTACACCGCTGGCGCAAGACCGCCACTACCGACGAATGGGCACAGCTCGCAAAGTTGGCTAACACGACGCCAGGGTATCTGGACCAGATTGCATACGGAAATCGCCGGGCATCACCAGAAATGGCATCTGCTATCGAAAAAGGCACGAAGCATTTTCATCGCCAGGCTCCGGTCCTCAAAGAAAGCCTGGTATTCGCATCGCCGCGTGATACAGCGGCCTAACCACGAAGGGAAATCGATGCAATCACTTACGTATCACCACAATACCGGATTCGTTCCGGCCGCGATGATAAATCGCGCTCAATCAAAGCAGGATCATGATCATGAGCTGATCCGCGATGCAGTAAGAGCCTGGGCGTCGGCTATCGACAATCAGGATGTGGTATCGGCACTGATTATCAACGAGTACCAGGAGCAGGGCGGCGATTCAATCAGCTTTCCTGACGATATCAGCCGGGCCCGGCAGAAACTCTTTCGCTTCCTCGATAACCGGTTTGATTCGGATCAGTACCGCGAGAATGTTCGCCAGCTGACGCCGGCAATCATGGCCGTTTTGCCGGTGGAATTCCGGACAAAGCTGGCGCCGCAGAACGACACTATGTCGCTGATAGCTTCGGCAATGAAAGAGTGTGCAGAGGCCAAGCAGGCAGTGCTTCTTAATGCTCCTGAGCACCAGAAACTGAAGGAAGTGAGCGAGGGTATCGCTTCGCTGTTTCGCCTCATGCCGGAGCAGGTAGGCCCACTGATGACGATGGTGACATCAATGCTGGGGGTTATGTGAAGACTTCAGAAATGGCGAAAGCCGTGGTGCTGCAACACCAACGGCTTTCAATTGCAAATAACGTCAGTCAATTGCGAGGTCATTATGACAAACGCTAATCAAAAACGCCAGGCGCAGGAGGTTTAACTGTGTCGAACGTAGCTTACGCCAATTTCGCGGCGCACTCAGCCGCTAGGAGCAACAGGATGGAGAACCAGAAGTCTGGTTACGTCCCGTTGTACCGGAGCATCAAGAAGAAGTCATGGGCTAAAGACGTGTTCCTGCGTGCATTGTGGGAAAACCTTCTCATTGACGCGGCCAGACAGCCATATGTGGCCTTCTTCAAGGGCAAGCAATGGCCTCTGCAACCCGGTCAACTGGTCGTCACTGCTGCAGATCTTGGGCTTCAGTTGTGTGACCGTCAGGGTAATCCGACAAGCCGTGACGCAGTGGAGAGAATGCTGTCTGTTTTCGTTCGCGAAGGGATGATCACCATCGAAGGAGAGAAGCGAAAAGGCAGGGTGATCACCATTAAAAATTATGTCGAATATGCTCAAAAAATGGACGATTTACCCGCACATAAAGCCGCACATATAAGCGCACATGACGAAGCCTGTAATGGCGCGGGTTCGGAAGGGTGTGCCGCACATAAAGCCGCACAATTCCCCGCACATCATGAACAAGAAGGTAATAACAAGAATATAAATAACTCTTCGTCCGAGAATTCTGACGAATCCTCTGACAAGCCCGGAAAGAAAACCCCTGCTTTGAGACCAGAAGCAGCGATCCAGAGCGGAACCAAATGGGGCAACTCTGAAGACCTCCGCTGTGCTGAATGGCTGTTCACCGTCGTACAGGGCATCGCCCCATCGGCAAGAAAACCGAACTACGCCACCTGGGCGAATGATATCCGCCTGATGCGAGAGCGTGACAAGCGCACCTACAAGGAAATCGCCTCGCTGTTCAAGTGGGCCTGTGAAGACAAGTTCTGGAAGGGCAATGTCCTGTGCCCATCAACCCTTCGCGAAAAGTGGATTCAGCTCGATATCAAGCGAGGTAAGCAGAGCAACGGAACTGCTTCCGACAAGCCAAAGGTCGACCTAACCAACACTGACTGGATTTACGGAGTGCAGCTATGAAAAGCCTTGCAGAGCAGATGCATAACTTTGACCGCGATCAGATGCGCCGCGTTGCGCACAACCTGCCGGAGCAGCACGACGAGAAACCGCAGCTTGAGCAGGTGGCCCAGGTCATCAACAGCGTGTTCAGCCAGTTAATGGCCGCCTTCCCGGCAACCACTGCTAACCGTGACCAGACAGAGATGAACGAAATCCGGCGCCAGTGGGTTCTGGCATTCAGGGAAAACGGCATCACCACCATGGAACAAGTTTCTGCTGGCATGCGGGTAGCCCGTCGTCAGGAACGCCCATTCCTTCCGTCACCCGGCCAGTTTGTCGCCTGGTGCAAGGCTGAAGAAGCCGCGGCGGCCGGGTTACCTAACGCCGATCAACTGGTGGACATGATTTACCAGTACTGCCGTACGCGCGGACAGTATCCGGATGCCGAGTCCTACCCCTGGGAGTCTAGCGCGCACTACTGGCTGGTTACATCCCTGTACCAGAACATGCGCGCAAACGGCCTCAGTGACGCTGAGTTACGCCGTAAGGCATCGGAAGAACTGGCGCGCATGGCTAACCGAATTAACTCAGGAGAGACGATTCCGGAGCCCGTTAAGCAACTTCCTGTTCTTGGTGGTAAGCCGCTATCACGCATGAAGGGGCTGGCCAGGCTGGCTGAAATTCGCGAGAAGCACGGACTGAGAGGGCGCAAACAATGACCGGAAAAGACGCAATTCTGAATTACCTCAAGACACACAAAACCTGCAGCTCCCCGGATGTGGCTGAAGCTTCTGGCATGTCTCACACCTGCATTAACCAGGCGGCCAACATTCTGGCAAAGCAGGGCGTACTGGTGGCAGTAGCGAAGGTCTGGCGAACGGTTCACTACCGGCTGGCCACCGAGGAAGAAATCTCCGGCCAGAAGAGCGCGAACCAGATTTTCAACGAGTGCCGGCAGAGCCCGGTTATGAAACGAATTTTAGCGGTCTACGGGAGAGCGCAGGCATGAATAACGAAATCGAACAGATTGCACAGCAGAACGATATGAGTATCGAGTTTGTTCGCTGGTTCTTCAACGAAAAGAAAGCAGATTGCGGTGAGCAATGGTTTCTGGCGTTAGGTGCTATGTGGGAAGGCTGGAAAGCGCGTGAAGGAGAAGTGACCGCACTGGCGCTGACTCTTGAGAAGAGTCGAGAGGCATCAGGCTGCCCGGCTGACGTAGACCTGCAGGACTGGGTGAAGCAGCTGGCGGCGGAGAATGTGGGGCTGAAGAATGTATTTATCCAGAAGGAAATCCCATCCGAAGCAGTCGATGCATTCATGGAAACCGCAGTAATGGATCATGACTGGAATGAAACCTCCGAGTGGTCATGGGTTGAAAACGAAACAGAGGTTATCCACGCCGTTCTGGACGCACTTAAGCCAGACACCCCCGCCACCGATCGCATCGTAGCCGGGATTAAGGCTGATGCCGCAAATCAGATGTGCGTTTCCTTTGTTAAGCACAAGGAACTTGCTGGCCTGTCTGATGATGATGAGGTGACAGTTCGTGAAGCTACAGACGTAGTGCTGCATTGTGCTGAGGTGATTAGTGAGGGGGCTGACAAATGATCCACTTCCACGGAGGGCCAATCACGCCAGATACCTGTGCGTTGAAGGCGTGGAAGGGGCGCCATGCGTTCATCAGCTTTGCAAACGCTGGTCAGTTAGCACTGGCTAGCGAGGTTACTCAATCCTTTGCTCTGGATAACGGCGCATTCAGCTTCTGGACGAAAAAACGCGTGGTGGACTGGAACGAATATTACGCCTTTGTCGCAAAGTGGATGAACCATCCTCGATTTTCCTTTGCTGTAATTCCTGACGTCATCGGCGGTACGAGTGAGGAGAACGACGCACTGATTGCTGAGTGGCCTCACGGGAAGATAATCGGCGCGCCGGTATATCACTTCAATGAACCGGATGAGCGCTTTATCCGTCTGTGCCATGAGTTCCCTCGGGTGGCAATCGGCAGCATGGGCGAATACGACGCAAAGCGGCCGCGCCGCTGTGTGGCTCGCCTGCGTGACTTAATCCGGCATGTTGTGGATGAGAACGGTTATCCGATTTGCAAACTGCACGGCCTGCGGATGCTCAATGCCGATATTTTCCGCCATGTACCGCTGTCATCAGCTGATAGCACAAACGTAGCCCGTAATATCGGCATCGATAAATCCTGGCAGAAATCAGCCTATGCGCCGGCCAGCAAAGAGACTCGCGCCGCTGTACTCGTTGAGCGTATTGAGTCAATGAACAGCGCCAGCGCACTCAACTATAACGCCGAACGCGACCGCTTTATGCCGCAATTGGCCTTTGAGATTTAGGGAGGCAACTATGACTGATCTCACCCGACTATTAGCCAGCCTCAAGCGCCGCTCTGCCCACGCAAAAGAGTTTGGTCACGATGTGCTGTTCGTAAAGTTAGAAGATATTGATGCGCTGGTAGAGGCGCTGGAACCGAGTACATCATCCTCAAATTTGCTGGGTAAACCTTGTGAAAAAAGATGCAATCTTAGCGATCAGTGCGTTGAAACATCTTTGAACTGCGTCGACAGAGCACCTCTAAGGACATCGTAGACGTGACCAAATCAACGTTAACACTAGCGCTATTTATTGCTTTTAATCTCAGTGAGTTAAGCATATGTCAGCCTAAAGAGTGTCACCATTTCTTTAATCGATAGTGAAGTTGACTAACGTAAAAATCAGGATTATAAGTACTGTATAAATACACATGTGTATTTATACAGTATAGGTTTTCGTAATCGACAAGGAAAAATGGAAATGGTTGACCAAAAAAGCAATGCACAAGTTTTAAACGGTGTTAACGACGATATTTCAGAAATGAAATCACTGACCACGTTGCGCAAGCGTGTGGTTACCGATGGTGAGGTGGTTTCTAAATCACAGAACGCTTTTCGTCTGGCGGGTGGTAAAACGGGTGTCATCCTGCGCAATGACGGTAATGACTTTTATGCTCTTGTAACTCCAGAAGGTCAGGCGCAAGACGGACAATGGAACACCCTTCGCCCATTATCTTTCAATCTCAAAACTGGTCGAGTTTCTCTCCGTAATGGCGTGGACATTTCTGGTGGGGCAGTAGTTTCGCATGATGCAGGCATTTCGGCGCGTACGACCGGCCCGTCGCCGATCATAAATGGACAGACCTATTCAGCCCCCTCCATTCATACCGATTTTACCAGCGGTAATATCACGACCCAGATGATGATGGGCTCCCGGGTAGATGCAGGCAAGCAAGATTACGGTCTGCTGTCCTATCGCGACTGGCAGGGTAACTGGAACGAACTGCGCGTTCGGTCAAATGCCGAACTGGATGCCGGGCAGTTTACCAAACGCAATTCAGAGGGATGGATTAAAGCTGCAGGTAACCGTAACGTCAACAATGATAAAGACCGTAAAACCAATGCGTTATGGGTTCAGGGCGCGGGGGATTTATCCGCAGACTTATATCACTATGAGCGTATTGGTCAGCATCATTTCCTCGGCCTGCATGTTGCTAATGGCGGCGCGCAGGGGTGGTATGAATTCCGTAATGATGGTCATGCCTACACTAATGGTGCCTGGAATAGCAGCTCTGATGCACGTATGAAAACTCAGGTCGAGAAAATCGATAATGCGTTAGAAAAGCTCGATTGTATTAGTGGTTACACCTATCTGAAGCAGGGCGTTACCGAAGCTGGTGTAATCGCTCAGGAATTGGAAGCAGTGCTACCACAGGCGGTTTCAAAGACGGAACTTACACTCAATGACGGCAGTGTGTTGAAGGATGCTCGTAGCATCAATATCAATGGAGTCGTGGCGCTTTTGATTGAAGCATTGAAAGAAGAGCAAAAGTTGAGAATTCGATTAGAGGAAAAAGTGACATATTTGGAAAAAGTAATCTCTGAGCTGCGGAATTAACCGAGAGCTAAGCCTTTCAGAAATTAATAAATTAGATTTGTCATTATTAACACATTAGCAGGAGTTAATACCCTGCTGATGTAAAAAAAGGATTTATAAAATGTCAACTGAACTCAAAGGGCCTGGAGAAATTGCGGGTGAGAACTTGGGGGGCTCCGGTGCAAACTTAAATGAACGACCTGATAATTCTACTCCTGGAGGCGGTTCTAACGGTACTGGTGGTAATGACAGTGGCGGCTCATCTTCTGGCTATACAGCTGCTCGCCGACAAATTGATGCAGTAGTAAACGACCCAGCAGTTAAGAGTAAATTATCGGCGATTATTAAAGGTGCCAAAGCGATCAATCCCAATGCACACCTGTCTATTACAGAGTTAACTGAGACTGGTACTTTAAAACTCGGCATCACCGATATTTCGGCAGATCAGGCCTCGGCTCTTGGGCTGGGTAATATTATCACCGTACATGCTAATAATGGGTTTATGTATACTGGCGGAAGTATTGAAACCGGGCATGTGCTGGGTAAAACTCCGCCCGGGATTGGCGGAACCGGTGGTAGCAACGATAGTGGAACTATCGCAGCACAAAACAAGGTCTCGCCAGATATTTATCTTTCAGTACTGCAAGGGACAATTCCAAATGGATTTTGGCTCAGCAACGATAAAGTAATGACCCGGGTACGTGTTGCTTACATCATAAATGGTGGGGGTAAGGGTGACGACCGTACTGGTTATCGGGACAAGGATGTGGAAGTTCCTTCACTTACTGATGCCTGGAATACTAGCAAGCAGATTAAGGCGGATATTGAGGAGGCTGCACGTCAGGCTGAAGCTGCCAGGAAAGCCGAGGAGGCAAGGAAGGCTGAAGAAGCGCGTAAAGCTGAGGAGGCAAGAAAAGCGGAGGAAGCACGTAAAGCTGAAGAGGCAAGGAAGGCTGAAGAAGCACGAAAAGCTGAGGAGGCACGACAGGCTCTTTACAAGAAAGCCGGTATTTTACCGACTCCATCTTACTCCCCAGAAAAGGCCGCGGCAGGCAGTGCTGCACTTGCGAAAGCCGGAGTTATGGCCCTTAACCGTGCGCCTGCTGCATTACAGCTTACATCGGTAGCTGGTGGCGTTATGACTACTGCTAGTGAGCTGGCCGGTTGGGTAGCCAGTGCCTTATGGCGAGGAGCTGTTGCCGTTTCCGACATTGCAGTGGTTAGTCCAGTTGGGGCTATGGTAGGTGCATTTGTAGCTGGATTTACACCAATTCCAGTGGGGACAGGTAGCGATCGAGTACCGGGACGAGATATTGAAATGCTGGCAGTGCAGGCCCGATTGATGGCGGCAGGTAAGGTTAGTATTGAGCCAGGGATGACCAGTGTCAACTTACCAGTACGTAGCTTCATTACTACTGACGATGATGGTCGTCAGTCCGTACACATGGTTAAAACTGGTGTCGGCGGGGTGTCTGCAGCTGTTCCGGTACTTAATGCAGTCCGGGATGAAGCTACTGGCCTTGATCGCATTACGGTTCCGGCAGTGGAAGGCGCTCCATCTCGTACCATTCTGATTAACCCTGTTCCAAGCGGGCCAACAGTACCTGCCAATACCGGTAATACGGGGCCAGTGCCAAAGACTCCTGTACATACGGGCACAGATATCCGACAAGCAGATAGCATCGTAACAACGACCTATCCAGCTGCGGAAGATTTGGCGATACAGGACTTTATCTATTGGCAGCCTGACGCGCTTGTAAGTGGAGTTGAGCCCATTTATGTTATGTTGGCTAGCCCTCGAGACTTGCCAGGCAAAGTCACCGGTAAAGGGGAGCAGGTTGGCGATGGTTGGTTAGACAAAGCAGGTCAGGAATTAGGCTCTCCAATTCCAAGCCAGATTGCTGACAAATTACGTGGTCGTGAGTTCTCGAACTTTAATTCGTTCCGCAGAGCTTTCTGGAAGACTGTTTCTGATACCCCAGAGCTAAGTGAGCAGTTTGATCAAGCTAGCTTAGGTAGTATTAAGTTAGGAAAGTCGTCCTTCGTTCGCAAAAGTGAGCGTGTTGGAGGGAGGCTAAAACATGAGTTACATCACGTAAAAGCTATTAAAGATGGTGGTGATGTATTTGATGTTGATAACTTGCGGGTTATGACTCCAAAAAGACATATTGAAGTACACAAAAGTAATGGTGGTAAATGATGGACGATAAAAAAAGTATTTCTGATTTTACCGAAGCTGAATTTTTAGCTTTCGTAAAAAAGATATTTAACCCAAATACTACAACGGAAGACGAAGACGTACAAAACGTATTGGAGTTTGAACGGCTTACTGAGCACCCTGATGGTTCTGATGTTATCTTCTATCCTCCAAAGGACCGAGAGGATAGTCCAGAGGGGGTTGTAAAGGAAGTAAAAGAATGGCGTGCAAAAAATGGCAAGCCAGGATTCAAGGATAGCTAATCTCCTGAGCCGCTTCAAAACAATATAAACCCGCCATGGCGGGTTTTTTTGATACTGTGTGTTCCGCAAGCCGTCTTTTAAGAGAAAACTAGCATGTCAAAGATTCTCACTGATGAAGAGTTAAATGCTCTCATCGAAAAAGCGCAGGCACACTCAGAAGTGATGTCTGAATTAGGTTCAGCACAGGAAGCTGAAGAGTCTGAACAGATACTAAGCGCATTATGTGAATTGAAGCGCCACAGGGGAGGCGCATCTGATTTGGGGATTGGCGAAGCATAAGCGGCAAGCATCATTGATAAATCATTATCAACAAGCCATAATCATGTCATCGGAGCCTGAACAACTCCGGTGACTTCTGCGCTTTGAGGGGACTCAAAGTGCAAACGACAATCAGAACACCTTTCAACCAGTCACAGATGCAGAAATGCACCTGCGATTTTCTGCATTCTGCGTTTTATCTCTCAGGAGGTGAAGCGTGAAGCAACAATTCCACCTCATCAACGAAAACGTTAAACAGAACGCTATCAACTTCATCCGCACGTTACCGGTTGACCTGAAGCGGCCGCTGATTCTCGATATCAAAGAGATGACTCGCACACTGGATCAGAACCGCAAGATGTGGCCTCTCCTTAAAGATCTGTCTGACCAGGTTACCTGGTTCGGGAACAAATACGATTCAGACGACTGGAAAGACCTCATAACGGCGATGGTAGCTAAGGCCAAAAAACAAGAACAACGAATGGCGCCCGGACTTGATGGCGGCGTTGTGATGTTTGGTCAGCGTACCAGCAAGATGACCGTTCGACAGATGGTAGAGGTCATTGAGGCTATCTACTGGTTCGGCACACAGCAGGGCGTCAAGTTCAGCGAGAAATCCCGTCTCGAAATTGAATGGGCAAAAGAGTGGGGTGAGCAGCATGGCTAACCAATACCGGATCTCATTACCCTGGCCACCGAGCAACAATCGCTACTACCGGCATAACCGCGGGCGCACGCATATCAGCGCAGAAGGGCAGGCGTACCAAGACAGCGTCGCAAGAATCATCAAAGACGCAATGCTGGATATCGGCCTATCGACACCGGTGAAAATCCGTATCGAGTGCCACATGCCTGACCGGCGTCGCCGTGACCTGGACAACCTGCAAAAGGCAGCATTCGACGCCCTGACGAAATCTGGTTTCTGGCTCGATGATCAGCAGGTTGACTACTACAGCGTGAAGAGGATGCCAATTGTCAAAGGCGGCAGGCTTGAACTGACCATCACCGAACTGGAGGCCGCATGAACCACGCCGACTTCCTGCGATACCAGGCCGAAAGCGTTAAGCGCGCCAACCTGCCGCCAGTAGCAAAGCACAGCCAGACCAAAACCAACCAGCCACAGAAGGAAGCCGCATGAACAGTCAGCAACTGGAATACGTACGTCAGCAGCTCATTGTGGCGACCGCAGATCTGAGCGGGGCGACGAAAGGGCAACTGGTAGCTTTCGCTGAGAACGCAATGTTTGAAGCGACGGCTCGCAGCAATAAGCGGATGAAGGTAGTCGACCCGGCGACAGGGAGAATGGTCAAGCCGAGTAATCCTCCGGTTCCCGGCAAGCAGTCCCGCGCCAAAGGCTCAGCCATAGCCCTGGTGCAGCCCGTTGAGTTTTCTACTGCCAGCTGGCGCCGCGCTCTCCTGTCGCTGGAAGAACATCAGAAGGCCTGGCTGCTCTGGAACTACAGCGACAATATCCGCTGGGAGCACCAGGAGACAATCACCCGGTGGGCGTGGGAACAATTCAGCGAGAAGCTGGCCGGCATTCGCATTGCAAAGAAAACAGTTGATCGCCTGCGGCAGCTTATCTGGCTGGCAGCGCAGGATGTCAAAGCCGAACTGGCGGGGCGTGACACATACGAATATCAGGAACTGGCGGAACTGGTTGGCGTAGCAAAATCCACATGGACGGAAACCTATCTACCTCATTGGCTGGCTATGCGCAGCAACTTAGTTAGGCTTGATAACGACGCGCTCATATCGACTACGCGATCACGTTCACAACAAAAGGCGACAAATTTAGATGCAAGTCTTGCAAAACCGAACTGAAAAGCATATATTTCATGTAAATTTGATAGTGTGCCAATTTTACGTTAACCCGCCTCTGAGCGGGTTTTTTGTCTTAAAGATTTCTACAGAAATTATCTCCAATTTTGGTTGAGTGCGCTTCGATGTCCTTGTCGAAGACTACAGCACTAGATTTGTATTTTGGAAAATTAAGGATGTATTTAGGCCCGATAAAGCCCGAGATTTCAGAATATGCTTCAACGGCGGCGATCTGGCCATTCCAGCTATAATGTGGGTCGGTACCTATTATGCAGTCGCCTTGTTTGTATTTTCCGACTGCGTCTGAAGCGAAGCCGCTCGCTGAGGATACTAGCAAGACTGTTGTTAAAATTACCTGTTTCATATTGACTCCTTGTCATTAAGCACACATCGGATCTTAATGTCTACAGAGCGTTAAAACTACTCTGTAATTTTATGTTCTTGCTATGTTTCCCACTTCTGTAACGCATGCTATATATACGAAAGACAAAGCGAAGCATCGATTGCCCTCCAGGTAAAACAGTAGCTCGGGATACTTGGAATGATGCTGTCGGTTTGGTCTGACATGAACCTACTTCTTGGCCTGCTCCATAGCAGGCTTTTTTTTGCCGCAAAAGGGCAAATCGACATTCGATAAAACTCATTTCAAGGCTGCGCTTTTGCGCGGCCTTTTTATTTCAGGACCGCGGGAATCATCTACGACGAGCTTTGTTGATAAATCAGCCCGACGGTCCTGATCCTTTCAAACACACACAGCACCCCGGAACCGGAGGTGTGGAATGCAACGTATGAACCCAACAAATGGACACGATCTGCCGTACTGGTGGTCGGCGGCCTTGGGTCTGTTCTCTTTGCTTAGCCTGCAGGATTACGTGTTTATTATCGGCGCGCTGGTATCGGCGTTCTTCACGATAAAAACCTATTACGCAAAACGGAAAGAAGAGCGTGAGCGTATGGCTGAGGAAAGGAAACGAACCCAACTGCTGGAAAACTACTTATCTGATGTAGGTAAAAAACCTCACTCCGATCGTCCGGCTGCCGCCGAGGTGGTTACGGAGGCAATGCGGAGAATTTCCGGTGGCACAGTTGAAACTGAGTAAGAAAAGCGGCGCGGCGGGTATTGTCTGCTCCGTAGGAACGGTCATCGCTATTGTTATTAATGCGGGCCATGTCAGGACTAACGAGCGCGGGCTAGAGTTAATCGGCAACGCTGAATCTTGCCGACGTGATCCGTATGTGTGCCCGGCAGGTGTGCTGACTGACGGTATGGGTAATACGCATGGCGTAAAACTCGGCACCGTTAAGTCAGACCAGCAGATCGCAGCCGAGTGGGAGCGCAACATCCTTGATGCTGAGTCCTGCGTTAACCGCTACGGGAATGGACGCAAGCTGTCTGACAATACTTTCTCGGCAGCTGTATCGGTAACATTTCGTGCCGGCTGCGGAAACATGCGCACTTCCACGATGTTCTCTCTTCTCCGAAGTGGGGACATCACGGCGGCATGCTACCAGTTCCCGCGCTGGGTTTATGGCGGCGGGATCGTCCTGCCTGGTCTGGTAACCCGCGCAGGCAAAGAAGAAGCCCTCTGTCTGGATGGTTTATGAATCTTCCACTTTTACTGATTGCTATCTATATGATTTCGAGAAACTCCCCTTATTGGTGGGTTCTCGTTTGTCTCTCTTTCCACATCATCTGATTTATCTATTTTTAGGTTGGGAAAAGCGTTGTCAGATACCTTCAAAAGGATGGATTCCTTTGGAAAAAACCTTTGTGCGATTTTATCTGCCTCCACATGTAAACGCTCCCCTTCACGACTGAGTACAAAAGAGCCGAAGTGGATTTTTTTTCCAAGTATATAGTCAAACGCGTAAGCGTCTAAGGTGTCGCGGAAGCCCCTTTTCTTGCCAGTCAGGAGGACATAGTCGTATGGGAATACGCTCTTTAGCTTTCCTGAAGTAATTGTCCCGTCAATAACTGAGTTTTTCAGCGTAATACGAACTTCAACAAGGTCCTCTTGTTTTGTTAGCCATTCCGGAGGATCAATATCGAACTCAGTAGAGTTGTTCCATCTACCCTCTAACGCTTTAGAGGTTCCGTACCATTCCTGAAAGGCATGCACGTTATCGACCACTTTGTCGCCATTGACGAGAACCCATGATGTGCAGGCGATTATTACGGTTATGCAAGGCCAGGCGGTCCTTTTTAAAAAACGCATGATCGTTCTCCTTAATCAGTCGATTAGGTTATCAAATATGAGTAAGGGATTAAATTTAAAAATGCTTTATATTTCAGTAGGAAGTAGATGAGTCGCGTTACTGCAATAATCTGTGCCGTCGTGATCTGTTTGCTGGTATCACTGGGCTTTCTGGCAAACCACTACCACACCACCTCGACAGAATTCAAAAGGCAGCGTGACGAAAAGACGCAGGCGCTGGAGTTGGCGAACACCACCATCAAAGACATGCAGACCCGCCAGCGAGATGTCGCTGCACTGGATGCCAAATACACCGGAGAACTGGCTGATGCCAAAGCTACTATCGATCAGCTTGAGCGTGATGTTGCTTCTGGCAAGCGTCGGTTGCAGCTCAACGCAAAATGTCCCGCATACGGAGCGGCCGGCGCCGGCGGCATGGGCGATGCTTCCAGCCCCCGACTTGCTGACGCCGCTGAACGGGATTATTTCACCCTCAGAGAGCGAATCGTCACAGTGACGAAGCAGGTTGATTATCTGCAGGACTACATCAAAGAGCAGTGCTTAAAATAAGCAAAAGTGAAAAAAATTTCAGATGTTCATATCTATTTATAACTATTCAATGCAGCGAATATCTATTCATTGCGTGACTATATATAACTGAATTTCAATGATTTAATCGAGCCTTGCTTACTGCAGGGCTTTTTGTCTTGGAGTTCACCGCGCATCTCACGCGCACATCAACGAGAGCCTTTCAGTAAGCGAGCCTGAGAAATGCCGTTATAGGTGGCGACCTCTCTCGGGCGGCTTTTCTGTGAGACAGGCTCACTTTCTAAAAGGTAAAACGCTATGACAAATCAAACTGTCAATGTTTACGGTGTATCCGTCCGGGTAGACTCAGCCGGTAGATACAACCTTAACGATCTGCATGCAGCAGCCGTTGCTAATGGTGAAGCTACAGAGTCGCAAAGGCCTAACAAATTTATTCGAAATGCATCTGTAAAGCGTTTTGTTTCCGCGCTTGACGCCAGAGGACAAAAATGTCGTCTGGAAGGAAATCAAGCACTTAATATCGTCAATGGTGGTGTTGGTCAAGGAGTTTGGGCTAATGAATTGCTGGCGATTCGATATGCCGCATGGATAAAACCAGAGTTTGAAATCCGCGTTTATGAAACCTTCCGAGAGGCTGTGCTTAACGGGCTTAGCAATATGAACCGACTAAACCGCCTCGACATGCTGATTACCAATGAGACCAAAGAAGTAAGCGAATGCGCCCGGGCAATGAATAGGTGGGGAGTAGGCGGCCGCAAGAAGCTTCTCAACTGCGCGCGTGAGAGAATTGTAAGTCAGATGGATCCTGACATGGTCACGCTGATGGAAGCAAAGGCCGGGTAGCCAGCGCAAAATTGCGCCCGCTGATTTTTAAAGAAAATTACGCCAACACCTCATTACAGAGGCCATTCCATCGAGTGGCTTCGATAATGCTCCCCCATCGCATAGAGGTAAGACATGTCAGAAATTACACCTGCAGAACAAATCCGCCTGACTATCATCAAGAAAGTTAATTACGACACCGCCGCGGCGAAGCTGGCCATTGACTGGGTTGGCGATAGCAATCTCAAAGCTGAGCTGTTCGCAGACTCTTTCGATCGTGTTTACACGGAAAGTGAGATTGTCTCTAAAACCCGTAAGGCGATTCAGGAAGCGACCGAAGCGCTGGCGCTGTTTGATACCGCTACTGAGCAGTCCAGTTAAGGCATTACAGCAGGCATTCATTGAGTGCCTGTGATAATGCCATGATAGATTGTTATTGATATACTCTGCTCTCTGTAAAATGAGGGGTATGAAAAAGTGTCGGCCATAAATCATATAAAAAACCCACTAACTATTATTGGGATTTTTGCAGGAATAGTTGAGGTTTCTGCAAACCTTGTCCTTCCGTTCCTGGAGGAAAGCCAGCAATCAACATACATATGGTTTCTGATGCTGTTCCCTGCTGCATTGGTTATCCTTTTCTTTATCACGCTTAATTTTAACCATGTGGTTCTTTATGCCCCGAGTGACTATAAAGATGATCAGGGATTCATGAGGGCAAATGGAAAAATGAATAACAACGCGGTAGTGGGGCAAGTTCCGGCGCAGGGGTTTGATTTATCATGATGCGATTCATATCGAACACCTTTGAAGGTGGTATTATCAAGTTGGATGGCGCGCATTATGAAAACTGTATTTTCAAAAATTGCGATATCCGCTTTGGTGGGACAGCGCCATTTGGATTGGTAGGGTGCAGGTTTGACTCATGCAGATGGACATTAGAAGGACCAGCGTCAAATACAATCGAGTTTTTGCGATTAATGTACAAAGATATGGGGGATTTTGGTAAACAAATGGTTGAGGCCACTTTCGAGAACATCAAAAAGTAAATCATACTTCAAACCAAATCTTCTCAAAAAACCTCGCAACTGCGGGGTTTTTATTTATAACGACAGAACTTTTGATGAAGAATATTAACGATTGTAGGCCATACCCTCCGGTTAACTTCATCGGCTCCGATAACTGGCAGCCATACACCCGACTCATTCCCGCCAACGAAGTGCATGAGTGGGTTAACAGGCAAATACTCATCGACACCGTAAGCATCTATAACCCAGACCATGGGCACCTTCTCGATGCTGATCTCTGCTTCATGTGGGCGTCAGACTCTTTCGCGAAGAAAGGGCGATACGTTCTCGGTCAGGCCGAACAGGTAATGCTTCGCGCCGGATGCCTGTTTAAGAATGAGTACGTGCCTGAAGCAATTACACGCCGCCAATCTGACCAAGAATAGCGAGGGCAGCGAAAAACGCGGCCAACCCATTGAATTTGGTTTGAAGCTGCAAAGTTAAAACCAAATTATGCAGATCTACTGCTTTTTCTCCTTTGCCCATTGTTAATTTAACAACGCTAGGGTTTTCCTTGGCCTTCACAAAAACAGAAATCAACCAAAAGACAACAGACAAAAAACCACAGCCCAAAGAAATTACATGTTTTTCTAGTATCCATTCGAACATTATTCGTCCTTAAATATAAAGGGTCTAATATGGCACTCACCGACAAGCAAGAAATGTTCTGTCGCGAGTACCTCATCGATTTAAACGCCACGCAAGCGGCTATTCGGGCGGGGTACAGCGCAAAGACAGCTAACCGCACCGCGTCCGAAAACCTGTCAAAACCTGTCATCCAGTCAAGGATTGCTGAACTTAAAGCGCAACGCAATGATCTGGTTGGTATAAATGCGACATACGTCCTGAATCGTCTCGTTGAGATAGACCAGATGGACGTGCTCGACATCCTGACCTCGACCGGAGAGCTAAAGCCAGTTTCTCAGTGGCCGAAGGTATGGAGGACGACGCTATCCGGGCTGGATGTCGTCGAGATGGCTGCAGAAGGAAACACCGCCGCGCTACTTAAAAAGATTAAGTGGCCTGATAAGGTGAAGAACCTCGAGCTGATTGGTAAGCATATAGACGTTCAAGCATTCCGCGAGCAAGTGAAAACAGAGCACGTTGTTGAGTCAATTTCTGACCTGATGGATTCATTGTCTCAGGGGGCGTAATGAAACCTGAGCACCTCAAGCTGCTGTCCGACAAAGACTGGCGGCTGAACAATCTTTACTGGATCACCGACAAAGAGGGTAAGCCTACTCGCTTCAGGATGACGCCTGAGCAGCGGGAATATTTCGAGGGGATCCACACCCGCAACATTATTCTGAAAGCTCGTCAGCTCGGCTTCACCACCGAGGTGTGCATCATCCAGCTCGACGCGGCTCTGTTTGAGTCGGCAAAGTGTGCATTGATTGCCCACACACTGAATGATGCAAAGCGTCTGTTTCGGGAAAAGGTGAAGTATGCATACGACAAGTTGCCGGCGGAGATAAAGGCGGCTAACCCGGCCAGCAACGATTCGTCTGGCGAACTCGTTTTTAAGAAAGGCGGCTCGCTATACGTCAGCACGTCGTTTCGTGGCGGTACACTGCGCTACCTGCACGTTTCCGAGTTCGGGAAGATATGCGCCAAGTATCCTGACAAAGCCCGTGAAATCGTCACAGGTGCGTTTGAGGCGGTGTCGACAGGCTGCTTTGCTACTATCGAGAGCACGGCGGAAGGCCGGGCGGGTTACTTCTTCGATTACTGCCAGACGGCAGAGAAAGCCTTACTGCAGGGCAAGCCATTGTCCGCGCTCGACTGGAAGTTTTTCTTCTTCTCATGGTGGAAGAATCCGCAGTACGCAATTGATCCGGTAGAGCCGCTACCTCAGCGCTTAGTTGAATACTTCGCCGAGATGGAGGCGAAACACGGCGTAGTCGTTAACGAACGGCAGAAGGCGTGGTATTACGCCAAAGAAAAGACGCTCGGCGACGACATGAAGCGCGAATACCCGACCATACCGGCGGAGGCTTTCCAGCAGTCGGTCGAGGGCGCGTACTACGCCAAACAGTTCCGCTGGCTCTACACCAACAAGCGGATCGGCAAAATCCCCGATAACTCACATCTACCGGTTCACACGTTCTGGGATATTGGTGTGGGCGACTCCACGGCTATCTGGTTTGTTCGCGAAGTTGGTGAGGAGTTTCACATCATCGACTACTACGAAAACTCTGGTGAAGGTCTTCGGCACTACATGAAGGTGCTGAAAGACCGCGGCTATGAATACGGTGAGCACTGGGGCCCGCACGACATCGATAATCGTGAATTTGGTGCAGACGCAAAATCGCGGAGGGAACTCGCCCAGGAAGGGTATGAGATCGACGGTCAGGTTTACAGCATGACATTTCAGGTGGTACCAAAAGTCGGTGTCGATACCGGCATTGAGTCGGTGCGTGAAATCCTCCCATCCTGTGTTTTCGATGAAGAGAAATGCGCTGAGGGCATATCTCACCTTGAGGGTTATCGCAAGGAGTGGGATGACAAGCGAGGATGCTGGAAAGATAAACCTCTTCACGACTTCACATCACACGGCGCCGACGGGTTCCGCTACTTCGCAGTAGCGAAAAACAACCACAAACAAGTCGGTGCAATTTTCTTCACCTAAGGAAATCTCAGTGAGTAACGATAACGAAATGCAAATCCTCGCTGGGCTCATAGTGAATAGCCTTAACGAGGTGGGCCGTGCGCGCCAGTTGTATGCTTCAGGGCTAGGAAAGTCAGGGAACACGAAACGACATCATCTATGGTGCGAATTTGGTTACCCGGAGCGTCTCGATTTTGACCACTTCTACAACATGTATGAGCGTAATGGCGCTGCGTTTGGCGCGGTACATAAACTGCTCGATGCATGCTGGACTGACACGCCGGTGATCGTAGACGGCGATGAGACCAAGAAATCGAAAAAGTCGACGCCTTGGGAGAAAAAAGTCACCAAGCTAATGAAGAAACACTGGGCTAAGGTGAAGGATGCAGACCGGCGAAATCTGGTAGGTCATTACTCCGCCCTGATTCTTCAGTTTGCAGACAGTAAGGAGTGGTGGGAGCCCGTCGGTCGCAGCGTGATGCGTAATTCTCGCGAGCGTGGCCTGGTCAAAATGATTCCTGCATGGGAGGCACAAGTTAAGCCCGGGGAACTTGAACAGGACCAGAAATCGCCAGACTACGGCATGCCGAAGTTCTATTACTTCCAGGAGCAACAAGTCGGGGACAATGGCAACATTTCCGGTCCGATGCGGTCGATTAAGATCCACCCGGAAAGGATCATCATCTTTTGCGAAGGGTCAGAAGACGAGTCATCGCTGGCTGGCATTCCTTTCCTGCGAGCTGGTTACAACGACCTGCTTGATATGGCGAAAACTTCCGGCGGGAGTGCGGAAGGTTTCCTGAAGAACGCCAGCAGACAGCTCGGCATTAACATGTCGAAGGAAACAAACCTCAAGACCATCATTGATGAAGCAAAGAAAGCCGGTTACTCAGGACTGGCAGAAGCGCTAAATGCTGCCATACAGAAGCTGAACTCTGGTACAGATTCAGCACTGGTGACTCAGGATGGTGAAGCCAAAGTGTTGTCGGTGGCGGCAGCGGATCCGAGTCCGACATGGACTGTGTTAGCAAATCAGTTTTCCTCTTCAGTCCAGATGCCATTCACCATTCTCTTTGGTCAACAGACAGGGAGGCTTGCGTCAGATCAGGACAAAAACGACTTTGCTAAGCGCTGCAACGGTCGTCGCGCAGGCTTCCAGACTGACCGTGCGACCGCGGTAATTGAGCGGCTGTGGACAGTAGAAGTCATCGAGCCTCCAAAATCTGGCGAAATAACTTTAACCTGGTCTGACTTACTTGCACCAAGTGAGAAAGAAAAGATTGCCAACATGAAGGAAATGGCGGTTGTCGCTAGGGATACGCAGCAAGCCTACGGAACACCGGCTGTCGATGAGAATGAGGTCAGGGAAGCGGGAGAGTTAGAGCCGCGCGAAGAAGTGATAACTCCTGACCCAAACCAAAAGGTAACTACCGATGATCCTCTTTCCGATGAATCCGGAGCAAAAGGCGAAAGTCGGTACGCCAGTAGTGCCGCGTAGCAAGGTTGACCCGACACGCTCCGCAAAGCAGGTTACCGCGATGTTCCGGGATATCGAGAGTAGGTATCTCGGCATCAAGCGAGCGCTGAAAGCATTGTTCGACCAGCGCCTGACCGGGCGAGAGCGTGAGGTAAACCGCCATGACTGGCACTTCCTTTGCCATGACCACGGCGAGGACATGCGACTCTACCAGGTCAACGCCGGCAAGTTCATCTACGACATGTCGGCGCAGGAACTGGCGGACCTGCTGGAAGCGGTGCAGGTCATTCTCGACGATTACCTGCTGGATGGTGGCGAGCAAAATCTCTGGGCGATGGATTACGTCGTTGCAGAGGCGCAGCGCGGCACACTGGAGGCTTTCAATAACCTCTCGCAGCAGTCGCAGGTCTACGCCAGCCAGACGACGCTACAGCAGCTTTTAAACAGCCCCGGTTATCTGAACCAGATAGCGGCGGCAAGACTGACAACGTTCAGTGACTGGAAGGTCATCAGCGATACCGCCCGCGGCGACCTAGCCAACATCATTACCGATGCGGTGGCCCGCGGAGTAAACCCACGCGAGACGGCCAGCGTTATCAGCAAGCGCCTCGATGTGTCGATGTCGAAGGCAAAAACCATCGCTCAGACTGAGCAGGTCGGTGCGCTGCGGCAGGCGCAATGGAACGAGACGGACTGGGCTGCTGACCGTTTAGGTCTGAATACTGGCCTGCTCTGGCTATCGGCGCTCAAGCCAACGACGCGAACCTGGCACGCAAGCCGCCACGGAAAGGTCTACACCACCGAGCAGGTGCGAGACTTCTACGCCGAGAATGGTAACCGGTACAACTGCTACTGCAGCCAGATTCCGGTGCTGCTCAATGACGACGGTAGCATATTCAACAAAGGGTTGGCTGAGAAGCTGGCGAAAGAGCGTGAGCAGTGGCAATCTTGATGATGATTACACGCAACGGAGTAACCTCATGGAAAACCAAGTAGAAAAAGAACTGTCAGAAGTTGTCTCACACGGTATTGTTGATGCATCAATCATGCACTTAGTTCTCTGCGCTAATTTCGGAGTGAGTGTTGAAGTTACAATCGTGACTGGTGGGCAAGTCATAGCTGGAGAGTTGGTGTCGGGAAAAGTTTATGCTGAGAAAACTGCAGCTAACTATCGCAATGCTAACGCTGCAGAAGAATATAAAGAGTTGCTTGCAAAGTTCTTCGATGATCTAGCGCTTGATTATAGCGCAGAGGATGGCAATAAAATCCCGCTAAATTATCTGCACATTAAGAATCCTGCGTACCTGAAAGGTGATGGTAATTGGTTAACTATCAATGACGCAATCCTTAGGGTTGCCATTAGTAAGGTTGACGGCTTTTCTCCTGGTAAGCCAAAAACCATTTAAATTGACAAGGTCGCCACGGCGGCCTTTTTTATTGCCTGAAATCCACAAATGAGGACCCAGCATGAAACGCAACCGCGTTAACGTGCTGACCGTCGTCAACTCCGCTTCAAACATTACCACTGAAACCATCGACGGCAAGCCACATATCGTGGTTCGCGGCATTACGCCTGTCGTGGACGATATCGTGATGAACCGGAAGTTGTACCCGGCAGCAGAAATCGAAAAGGCCTACAACACGCTTGAGCGCAACCCGATGCCGCTGGGCCACCCCAAAGTGGACGGTAAGCACGTGTCGGCGCGCGATGTCCGGGCGGTGAACGAATACCACGTTGGCGCATGGCTGCAGAACGTCAGCCACAAAGACGGAAAGGTGACTGGCGACATGTACGTTAACCGCCAGTACGCCGAATCCAGCGAGAAGGGCAAGCGCCTGATTAACCGCTTGGACGAGATGCTAGCGGGCACCAATTCCGAGCCGATCCACATCTCCACTGGCCTGCTGTATTCAGGCATCGCCGCCAACGGCGAATCTAAGGGCAAGAAGTACAACGAGATCGCCACCAACATGATGTTTGACCATGTGGCGGTATTGCTCGACGAGCCGGGTGCCGGAACGCCGGAGGAGGGCGTGGGGATCTTCGTTAACGCCGAGGGTGACGAAGTCGAAATCGAGGTCGTAAACCTCGAAGAGTCCACTACCCCAGACCAGCAAGACCCCGCATTCAAAACATTTTTCAACCAGCTAAAGGCGTTTTTCGGCGCCAACAGCGATTCAACCCAGAAGGAAACAGACCCGATGAAAGAGCTCATCGTTAATGCGCTGAAGGCCAAAGGTAAATCGGTTGACGATAAAACCGATGCCGAACTGATGGACGCATACAACCAGATGCTGGCAGAAAACGCCGACAGCAAAGAAGAAACGCCAGAAGAGAAGGCCGCCCGTGAAAAGAAAGAGGCGGATGACAAGAAGGCTAAAGAACAGGCCACTAATAACGAAGAGATGCCAGCCTGGGCGCAGAAACTCGCCGATCGCGTGGACGTCGTTTTCAACAGCCTGAACGCGAACGCCGACAAAGAGAAAGGCGAAAAGCGCGCAGCTGTGAAGCTGGCGATGAACATGAGCGATGAAGAAGTCGCAGATCTGGACGGCAAGGCGCTCGACGCTATGTATGCCAAGTGCCAGACATCTTTCGGCCTGAACGGTGCATTCCGCCAGGCAACCAACACTCAATCAGTCAGCGAAATGCCGGAGTAAAAAATGGCTAAAGACGGAAAACACGTAATTCACGCGGGCGGTATCTTCGCGAACCCACAGCTTCACCGTGAAGGTGCTGCAGCCGCTGATACGCCTCCCGGTACGATTGGTTTCTTCGACAACACCACGAAGAAATTCACCGCCTCCGTGGATGGCAATGAAGCTGCGATTCTCTACGTAGCCAACTATGACTATCTGCGTTGCAAAACCGTAGATGACGTTATCAAGGCTGGCGACTGGGTTGTTGCTTTCCACCCAACTCCAGGCGTTTTCTTCAACGTTCCCGCTGCCGCAGGCACTTACACAAAAGGGCAGCCACTCTCTGTGGCCAATGGTCGCGTTAAAGCTGTCGGCACTGATGAGTCAGTCCGCTGCTACGTAGAAGAAGACCGTCCGTATACCATTGCAACGGCAGGTGACCTCCTGCGCGTGGTCATTAAATAAGGAGCACCTGAATGTTTGTATTCTCCACTAAACAGGCCACCGAAACCGGGAACCTCGAGGTTAACTCCTCTCAATTCAAAAAACTCTCAGCCGCGCGCAATGCCAGTGCTCAGGCTGCGGCAGACTTTATTGCGCGCACTAAATGGCGTGGCGATGCAGAAGATACACCAGAGCTGAATGCGGTAAACGCAGTCGACGATATCCGCCGTCTGTACAAAGCCTACGACCAGACCGTGCTGAAGCAATTCGAACCGAACACCGAATTCACACTGCTGAACGACTTGATGCCGCTTTCTCGCTCTGTTCGCCTGGAAGAGTCTGTGTACGAATACGCTCGCACCGGCGGCCGTGGCTGGGCGCACACTTCCATGTCCGGTCAGATTGGTGCTGCGCTGGATGCGAAGTCCTACACCTTCGATGGCACCATGGTACCAATCCACGACAGCGGCTTTAAGTTCAACTGGCGTGATCCGGTATTTAATAAAGGCTCTGCGCTCTCATCCCTGGCCGATGCTCAGGCAGGTTCTGTCGATGACGTACGCCGCCAGTATGTCGACTACATCTGGGAAGGCTTCCGTGACGCAGACGGTAACTACATCAAATTCGATGACAAGACCTGGAAGGGTTTACGTCACGATGAGCGTGTGGCCCAGGTGACACTGACTGTTAACTTCGCAACCAGCACCGACCCGAAAGCCATGCGTGCCGCGGCGATCGCCCTGCGTGACGTCCTCAAGCTGCAAAACATGCAGTACGGCCAGCAGACGTGGTACGTCTCCAGCGAAATCATGTCCAACTGGGAACAGTATTTCGATGTGAACTCGCTCCGCACTGTGCTGGAAGAGATCTCCAAACTGTCAGGCATCGCGGCAATCAAAGAAGATGCTGAGCTGACCGGAAACGAAATCGTAATCGTACCGCTGCAGGCTGGCGTGATTGCTCCTATCGTCGGTCAGGCGTTCGGCACCGTCGCCGATCCGCGTCAGTTCTACAACTCAGATTACGTTTGGCGTACCTGGGGAGCTGCCGGCCTGATGGTCAAGCAGGACATCAACGGCCACTACTCTGTTATTCACGCTTCGAGCTAAGGAAACAACATGGCATTCGTAAAGGTATTGGTAGCAAACCTCTTTGCCGGTGCCAGCCTTCAAAAGCTGGAGGCTGGACAGGTTTATGACGTCGATGACTCGATAGCTGAAAAGTGGATCGAGCAGGGTAAGGCGGAAAAATCAACTGACAAGAAGGGGGAGAAGCTCGTCTTTGAAGTGGCGACACCGTCTGCGCCTGTGGCATCCGGTGCATCTGATTTGCAGTCAAAACTCAATGACACCCTTGAGCAGTTGAAGCAGGCGAAGTCAGACGCTGATGCAAAAGACAAAGAGCATGCTGACGCCATTGAGCAGCTGAAGCAGGTGCATGCGGCTGAGCTGGAATCGGCGAACAAACGCGCTGAAGAGGCAGAAGCCGCACTGGCGGAAGCAACCAAGAAGGCGAAATAACCATGGCTGACCCAATCACAGCGGCAGACGTGCAGGCGTTCCTCGGTGAATTGGGTTATTCCATTCCCGGCGCGCTGCTGAATCCGATTCTCTGCGTGGTGAACAAGATTATCCCGTGCCTCGATGGTGCGGGATATGACGACTGCACGGCAAAGCTCATCCTGATGTATGCCACTGCGCTCATGGCGACGTCTTCCGGTGCCCGGCGAATAAAATCGCAGGGGGCGCCGTCCGGGGCATCGCGTTCGTTCGATTACGGTGCTGACAGCATCACCTGGTTGCGCGACTCACTGGCCCAGCTTGATACCAGTGGCTGCACTGATGAACTCCCCATCAGTGCCGTTAATAGCGTCGGCCTGTTTATGGTCGTTGGTGGTTGCTGATGAAATGGATATCCGTCAAAGAGCGCCATCCGAGGCCATTCGTCCGTGTCTGGGTGATGACCGATACCGGGAAGCAAACGACGGCGTACGTGAAAAGCAATGGCGAGTGGTACATCAACTGCGACCGCATACGCGCCACAGGCGCTGTTGTGCTGCGATGGAGGGATGACTGATGTCGGCAACCGCGAACTGGAGCTATACCGCTACGGCTACCATCTGGCGCAAGCTCGGCAATGATGAGTACGGTGATTCGCTCGGGTTCTCGCCTCCTGAGGCGATTCTCTGTGATTACGAAGGTGGTCTTTCTAAGAGCATCGGTAGTCTTGGTGCTGAAATCGTCGTGAAGAATACCGTCTGGTCTGAGTATGCACTGGCAGCGGCAGGTGATTACCTTCTGATTGGCGCATCGACCGAAGCCGATCCGATTGTCGCCGGGGCAGACGAGGTACGGCAGGTTATCCGTTACGCCGACACATTCGAACGACTGGCGGATGATTACGCCATTCTGACGGGAGTGTAATTATGGGTGTAAAGGTTCGTGGTGTAAGGGAAGCTAAGGCCAATCTCAACCGCATCATTGACAATATTCAGGGGCGAAAGGTTGTACGTGCTATTCAGTCTGCGCTGATTTTAGGCAGCAGCAGGGCGGCGTATTACACGCCAATTGACTCATCTACACTCCTGAATAGTCAGTTCCGGGAAATTAACGTTAACGGCACAAGAGTTACTGGAAGGGTTGGGTACTCTGCAAATTACGCTGCATTTGTGCATGATATGCCAGGCAAGCTAAAAGGCCAGCCGAGAGCCCATTTCGGTAAGACGAGAGCCGGTAGTGAATTTGGTGGTGGTACTGGAAAGGGAAACTATTGGGATCCGCATGGCGAGCCTCAATTCCTTAAGAAGGGATTCGATGAAGAGCGTGATGCGATTGATGCTGTTATCAAGAAGGAGTTATCCCTGTGAACCCCCCGATGCATAAGCGCGTTCGTAACTTCCTCGTTGATGCCGGCTTAACCTCCGGGTACACCGTTCAGTCACTGACATGGACAGATACCGGAAAACTGGCGGAGCGATTCATCGTATTCCGGCCCAACGGTGGTACGGCAGTAGACCGCGATATGGCTGCTGATTATTACGTCCTGGTGGATGTCATAACTGGTAAGTCTGCCGGCGACTACGCGAAATCAGAGACCGATGTGCAAGCCATCATCGACTACGTCAAGCAGAACCCTATGACAAATGCCTGCATCGGGCAGATATCTAACCTTGGCGGAACCCCATCACCGGTAATGACTGCAGAAGGGCGAATGGTGTGGCGCTTACAGTTCGCCTGTCTCTTTGGCGGATAAAACCAAATCAAATCTCATAAGGTCGCCTGGAGCGGCCTTTTTTATTATCAGAAGTGAGGTAAGCAACGATGCAAGGCTGCTCCAATAACGAACAACTAATCGGTCGCGCGAAGACGCTTGAATTGGCGTATGGATGTGCTGACCAGGTGCCGGCGGAGGGCGACTGGAAATTACTTGGTCTTCCGACTTCGGCGACGTGGGATATGAGCCCGGAGGCATTAACCTCGGATGCAGATAATGGCGGTTTCAGTTCAAACCTGATCGCCAGTCTTGATCCAACGTACTCAATCGAAGGCGAGGTCCGTGTCAAAGATCGTACCGATGAATTTGGCATTCAGCAATTCGTGAAATATATCGCTGATGAAGTTCGCGCCCGTCGTCAACCTGCGGTCTGGATGCGTTTTCACTGTGGGGATTACTTCCATATTGGCTACATGGTCCCGACTGGCGCCAGTGATGGTGGTGGCGTGAAGGAGATTGTTACCTACAGCTTTGAGTTCAAACTGGCTGACGGCAACACGTTCCAGATCACCGAAGCGGACGAAGGCATTCCGGTAACTGGCGTGACGGTTGCGCCAACGACCAGCTCTATTGCCGCCGGAGAAAGCACCACCTTCGAAGTAACGATTGCGCCAGCAGATGCTGACGACAAGGTCTTCACGGTTACTTCATCTGTTCCAGCGCGCGCGACAGTAGCATTTGCTGGCAATACGGTCACCGTATCCGCGCCATCTGGTGCTACTGCTGGCACCGCAGTAATCACTGTGAAGACGGATGATGGCGGGTTTACCGCAACGCATACGGTAACCGTTACGGTGTAAGCAAAACAAAGGGTAGGTGTTCCTGCCCTTGATTTTGTTTATGGGGGAAAAATGACGCCTGTTAAAGAGTTTGGCGAGTGCCTGATTACTTCCGGGGATAAGGAATATTTCTTTCGCCCGTCACTGCTGGCCATGACGAGAATCGGAGAGCCGGCAGAGATTGTTCAGACGTTTTATGACCTATGTAACGATGAGGCGACACCGTTAATTCAACAGGCTGCTCAGGTGTATATCCGCGATGAGTACAGCCGCCTGCCTGATTGCGTTCTGAGATATATCCAGAGCGGGCTTCTGAGCCGTAAAGCAGTTATGGCCGCCCATGCCGTTCTGACTGCGTGCTGCGATGACGATATCGGGGAACTGGTCGGATGGATGAAGCCGGGTAAATCACGCAAGCGGGGATTTATGTGGCGTTCTGGGACGATGCCGGCGCCCGAAATGATCATCGTTGCTCAAAATCTGATGATGCATGGAATCATTGGCAAGGCAAAGGTGAGAAAACTCCAGCGCCATGAGACTAGCGATACAACCAATGAATTCAGAGCATCTGAGTATATCGTCGCAGCGCGCAATCACTTCGGCATAAGCAAGGAGGAAGCATGGCAACTCACTATGACCGAGTTTCAGCTAATGCTCATCGCTAAATACCCTGAACAGAAAGGGTACACCCGCGAAGAGTACGATCACGCAGCAGATGACTACTTTGCGCGGCGCAAGCGTAGGAAAGTGATGATGGAGAAAGAGTCTTAGCAATGGGGAATACATCGACAATAAAATCGGAATCGTGACATGTCACAACACAAAGTTTGTGAGCGCCGCGCTTGACCACCAGATCAACATAACTTAATCTTCAATCACAACAACAATTATTGTTGAAAAAAAATCGGTTAAGGGCTTGGCGGCGCAAGGTTCGCTAAGCTCTTTTTACACCCAAAAAGGTAGATTGAGGAGGAGCTATGTTTAGTTTCTCGAACAAACGGAAGGCAACTACTGGAGCTGAAAGCCCCGTAGAGCGCTTAACAAACATCCTTGTCGACAACCAGGACCGACTCACGATTGATCGCGATGGCGTAATCAGCTTAAACCTCGAAAACGATAAGGTTCGCAAAGAGATGAAGCGCCAGTTTCAGTTTCTTGCGAGAGTTGAACCCTCTAAGGCAAGGTGACGGATGGGGACACTGTTACTATCCGCTATCCTCGTTAGTGGTTACATTTTTACTATTACATCAGTATCTACGAGATACAAATTTAAGCGCTCCGATGGTTGGGGCGCTTATTTTTATGTGGCGACGTGGGGGACCGGGTTTTGTATCCTGAGCTGGATGTTATGCTCGATAATGGGATTTGTGGGCTTCATTGATTTCTCTGCCAAAGTAGTGGGAATGAACAAGGAAAATGTCAAATTACTTATCCCGCTATCTGCAGATGCTGTAGCTACAGGAAAGAGCTTAAAGATAGCTCTATGGCTAGTTGGAACTGTTGCACTTTCCACAATTTGTGGACTGCTAAACAAGGCCTGGCACGGCTGGGGTAATAACAGATTTAAAGCTCTTGCAAAGGCTGCAAGGAACCATCCTCTTGAAACATTGGCAATCGAGGCTTCTGCTACTTTAGCTCCAGTAATTTTTACTTTGAAATCGAAGAAATTTTATGTCGGTTGGGTTATTCGCCCCCCCTTGGAGCATGGGAAGATTGAGCACATGGCTTTCATCCCACTGCTCAGCGGTTATAGGGATAAAGACACGCTAAAAATTGTCGTCACGACAAACTATATAACTCATTATGAAAGTATCGGCTTATATGGTGATGTCTTGGGTGTGGATGGCCCTCCAAGGGTTAAGAGCAATCTAACCTTTGATGACTTCAGGGTCGTATGCCCAGTTTCAGAAATAGAAAACCTTTCCTTTTTTGATTTCGAGACTTACAACAACTTTAAGGCGCAGGAAGAGAAAGAGCAGAACAATCCACGGAGATTACGGACTAAAGTTGCAAGGCATAAGCATTCATAAGAAAACCCGCCATCCGGCGGGTTTTCGCTTTCTAGTCCCGCTCATTTTCCAAATAGCACGGATAACCCGGCGGTAGTCGCAGCTTGTACCACAGTTTTAAGGGCTTCCGTCGACATTTCGCCGAGAGTCGACTTGGCTTTTTCCTTCTGTTCGTCGTTCATGTTTGAAATGGCGATCAGGTCTTCGATGACGATCACCGCATCCCGGTGAAACTTAATGGTTTGTACGTTCAGAATTGCGCCCAAACCGCCGTCATCGCGAATGAAATCTATGCCTTTGCTGGTGATTTTCGTGAAAGAGTCCATTACAGATGGCAGTCGTCGGCCTATTTCATTGCTAAGTCTTACTTCAATGAGTCCGTGACCAGCAAGATAGAGTAAGTTAGCAGTAAAGATATTAATGCTTCCAAATTTTTCGGTAAACTTCCCTGAGAAACTGCTATCGGCAGAGTCTGGGTAGATGTCGCAGAGGTGCTGGAGTAGCTCCCGCTGGATGTTGCGGTCAAACTTATCCATATTGATTCCTTGTTTCTGATTTATTATTCAACCTACCCTGAAAGCGCAGCGCCGAACAACCTGATAAACGATCAGGTGTTTTGTCGTTCGCTTCTATCCCTGCTAGGATTTGTCCAAACTAATCAATGGGAATAGGGATATGAAAAAAGTAGCGCTGGCATTAATTGCAATTGTTTCTTTTGGTGCTTTTGCATCTGAAGTAATGAAAATTCCCTCAGATCCAAAAGGTACATATACCATTCTTGAAAAAGATATGAATGGCAACATGGCCACTATCGTCACCAAAAGAGAGGGGCCTGCGGGAACTACTTACTCTAAGCGCCTCTATGATTGTTCATCATGGACGGTTAAATATTTAGGGACTGGAGAGTCGTTAGAGCAAATGAACTCCTCAGAGGCGGATAAAGGGATGTCACCGATTGGTGATGAGACAATAGCTTATTATGTCGGGCGAAGAGCCTGCAATTAACATAACCCGCTCCGGCGGGTTTTTTTACGTCCGGAGTAAATGATGTCAGAGAAAGCAGGTGAAATTTATTATGACATAGAGGCTGATGTTTCTGGTCTGATTCAGGCGCAGCAGCAAGTTAATAAACGCCTCGATCAGATGGATGCCAAATTCGAGCAATCATCGAGATCTGTTGGGAGATTCGAAGGCGCGCTCAACAAAGTCGGTGTTGCAATAGCTGCCGCTTTTACGATTGATGCCGCGAAAAGACTGATTGCCATTGGCGACGAAATGGTCACTCTCCAAGCGCGCATTACACGATTGAGCCCAAGCATTGATGTAGCAAAAGAAACATTAGCGGCTCTTTCTGCTATAGCGTCACAAACGGGTAATAGCCTGTCAGAGACGGAGCGCCTTTGGGAGTCGTTAACTACAGCATTAAAAGAAACAGGCGCAACAAATTCCCAGATTTTGGGGCTAACCTCAACTTTGCAGAAGATCGGAACCATAGGTGCGTCTTCGACAGAGGAAATGGCGAATGCTTTAAGGCAATTTGGACAGTCAATCTCTGGCGGTATCGTTCGCGCGGAAGAGTTCAACTCTATTCTTGAACAAATGCCTGAACTTGCAAGGCAGATTGCTACCGGACTTGGCATTTCCATAGGGGATCTTCGCAAGAGAATGCTGGAGGGCAAGCTCACAGCACAGGATGCTTTGAATGCCATTCAGAAGCAGTCTCAATCGGTAAATGAAGAGTTTGACAAGATGCCGGTCAGTATTGACCGTGCAAAAAACAGTCTTGATGTAGCGTTTAAAAATGCCATAAATGACCTGAACCAAGCTATTGGATTGACGTCAACACTGGCCGGCTTGATGCAGACAGTTGCAGACAACCTTAATTACTACAATAACAACGTTGGTGATTCTTCCAGAATGCCAAAGTTGATTAAGTTACAGCAAGAACTGAATGGCGAATTAAAGGACAGTCAGCGCTGGTATGAGTCTGATTCTGTCTTCCAGGCTCGTCGTGCTCAAGCAGCTGTGCAGCTTAAACAAATTGAAGGAGAAATTGCGCATATTCGAGCGAAAGCGAAGAATGACGCTAGCAATAACCAGTTCAATGCTCCACCGACAAAAGGTGATGATGCTGCAACGAAAAAGCTTGTGCAGAATTCCGAGCGCCGACTCGCTCTTGCCAAACTAGAGGGAGAGGCCAGAGCTCGTCTGCAAGCTCAATATGATGCCGCCGATGCCGGGGTGACTGACCAGAAGCGGATTAAAGCCCTTCAGGATGAGTATGCTGAAACCTACCGAGTCACAGAGGCCAGAAAGGAAAGCAATAAGGCAGGTAAGCAGTCAGAAACTCAGGCTGATTCGATTGCGCAGAAATTAGCGAGCTTGAAACAGGAGTCCGCACTTGCCGCAGACTCTACAGCTGAGTTAAGCCGTGAACAGGCGATCCTCAATGCTCAGCTTTCGCTTGGCAAAGGCGCTACGCAGGAACAAATAGCGCTGGCTGGGCAGTATGCTGCTAAAAAGTGGGATACGGCCAACGCTATCAAGGCGCAAGTCGCGGCTGAGAAACTTCTCCCTGAAGCGCGCGAGAATGCAAGTTACAAGCAGGATGTGCAGGATTTAAATACTGCACTGGCCGCGAAGAAAATCAGCCAGGAGCAATACAACGAGACCTCCGAGAGACTGGAGGCAACTCACCAGGCCAACCTTGCGAAAATCCGCGCGCAACAGGCTGTCACTCCGCAGCAGCAGGCAGCTGGCGATGTGGATCCGGTGCAGAACCTGGCAAACCAGCATGCCCAACAGTTAGCACTAATCCAGCAATACGAGCAACAGGGGGTTATCGCCCATAATCAGGCCTTAGCACTAAAAAAAGCCGCTGATACTCAGTATGAGCAGGAACGAACGGATGCTATGTGGTCATTGTTCACGCAACAGAGCGTAGGGTATCAGGCTCTTGGCGCAGCGGTGGACGCTTTCGGCAATCAGGCTTCCAATGCATTAACCGGTATCATCACTGGCAGCATGTCAGCCTCAGATGCATTGCAGTCTATCGGTAACACCATTCTCAACGACGTAATTAATACGTTCGTGCAAATGGGCATCCAGCAAGCAAAGTCAGCAATAATGGGTGCAAGTGTACAGCAAGCTACCATCGCGGCTACAACGGCAACCCAAGTGGGCGCCATTGCCACAACGACAGCAGCAAGTACAGCATCTGCAGGGACTACATTAGCGGCATGGCTTCCGGCTGCATTGGTTGCCTCGGTAGGTTCGTTTGGTGCTGCAGCTATCATTGGTGGAGCTGCGCTGGTTGGTGCTTTTGCTCTGTCAAAAACCCTCGCTGGCGGAAGGAAGAATGGTGGTCCGGTATCGGCGGGCTCAATGTACCAGGTAGGTGAGGGCGGTATGCCTGAAATCTACCGCGCCAGTAATGGCAGTCAGTACATGATCCCGGGTGATAACGGCTCTGTCATCAGCAATAAGGATTTGCATGGCAGTGGCGGCGGCGCGCTGCAGGTCGTGAACAACGTTTACAACTATGCAAATGGCGTCAATGTCGATACCCGTAGCAGCCAGAACGGCGGCCAACTGGTTATCGAGACCTTTATCACCGATATGCAGAACGGCGGCCCGATGTCCTCTCAGATGCAGGACACATTTGGCCTTCGCCGGCAG